GTTTTATTTGCGTTTACAGCGTTGATATTGGTTTCGTTATCAGCTACTGCATTTATGTTGGCAATGTTATCAGCCACAGACCCAACGTCTGAAATGTTAGTAGCAACTGTGTTGATATTGGTAGCATTGGCATTTACTGAGGTAATGGCAGCCATATTGCTGCTTACATTGGTTACGGCGGCAATATTAGTACCAACTGTATTTACGTTGGCGATATTAGTCGCTACAGTGTTAATGTTAGCAGAGTTAGTATTTACTGCATTGATAGCTGAAAGATTGTTATACACTCCAGTAACAGCAGCAATGTTCTGACCTACTGGGGTAATGTATGCTAAGTTATCATAAACGGTAGCTATCTTTGCGTATGCCGTACCGATAACACCTTCGGAAGGTGTAGAGGGGAGCTGACCCGTAACAAGGCAGGACTCCGCCAAATACACCTCAACATAATTACAGGTGATAACTGTTTCGTTTACTCCTCCGTGAGAGGTTGTCTGCCCGTAACAACCAACACGGAAGTTACCAGCTTCTTTTAATACTTCCCACGGAATAATTACACTATTAGTTGCGTCAAGAGTGTAGTCAAAGTAGTAGTCGTGCTGAGCGTCATACTTGCGTTTGAAATACACAATCTTGCTGAGACCAGTCCAGTCAGAAGAAAAAGTGAAGTGTGCTTTTAAGTATCTTTCGCTATCAGCGATTAAATGAGATGTGTTAGATAAAAGTCGTAATGTTTGATTGTTAACAGAAAACTCTAATGTCATTTATGTTTCACCACCATTCGTTATTCTGTCATTGCTGCCGTTATAGCTTGTTGAAATGCGGCATACAAAGAACTGTCCTGTTGCACGTTATATTCATTCTGATTCAATGCCAAGATTGTTGCCTGTCTAACAATAGCTTCGTTTACAGCGTCGTTAGTAAAGAAAAGTTCGTAGTCATCTGTTGCATCAACAGGAATATTATCTGGAGTAGCAAAGTATCTGTATTGAACAGATGTTTCGTCTGGGTCTAAGAACTCCACTTGTCCAGATGTAATCTTAATCGGATAATTACCACAGGTCTTCAGCATATTCTTGGGAGCAAAGTCCCCGTTATGCAGAGTAATTTCCCTGATAAGTTCGTGATAACCACCAGCTACCATCATTGCTGCCGCCTGTTGTGTAACCGTGTTAAGAAAGTTAATCAGGTCGTCACGGCTGTACTCAGAGCTGATGTCGTGTGCTCCTGCCCTTATTCTGTTTATTGCTGTAATAAGTTTCATGGTGTTACCTCAAACCTTCCAGGGCATTGCAATCTTTGCCCCTCTGTATTTGCGACGGGGAACAATGCGGTCAACTAAGCTATTAACCGTTCCTTGCAACGCCTCAATATCGGAGCCAGTGATTATCATTGATACAATGTCAACCAGTGCATCAAGATAAATGCTCGGAACATCAATCGTTGTGTTTGTTCCGGACATTTCCGGTAATGCTCTTTTATAGAACAAGTTGATGTTACCACAACCGGAATACAACTTGTTTCCACTGACCTTAAACTGATTTTCCTTTGGCTCCTGCCCTATCAAGCACACTTGCAAGATAAGATTATCTCTTGCGTTATTCACAGAAATCAAACTATGGAAATCAGCAGGCAGGTCTACCCCTTCCGTTTTAAGATTAGTGGCAAGCGTTTCCTGATTGTAATTGACTTTCTTTTCCATAAAGTCTGCGTTCTGAAGTGACAACGCATTGGACAGATAACGAATAGCCTCGTTGGTTGCCAGCTTAATGTCGTAATCAGAAAACTTAACTTCGTTATTATCTTTTTGTTTGAAACGGAATTGTCGTTTCAGCGCATCGTATTGAATAGCCATATCAATACTCCTTACAAATACTTCTTTTCAAATGGCATCGCAAGGCTGGGGTGTACTTCAAAAAACTTCTTGAGGTTTTTGGTGTACTCTCCCATATCTCCTTCCTTCTGTGCCCTCTTTGCTGTTATCAACCAAGGGTCGTATGCCCACATTTCTAGCGGTATATAACCCATAAGACGCATGGAACCATCTTCGCTTCTACCGCCGTTAGTTACTTCCTTGGCAAGACAAAGACACTCCTCTGCATCTTTGGTGTCAAATGTTATTCTGGAACGGTATGTACCGTCCTTATCTAATTCAAATTCCCTCTTTTTTATAGCCATGTTTTCCTCCTAAAAATAAATGGCGGGTCAATCCCGACTCGAACAGGAATTTCTGGTTTTGGAGACCAGCGTTTTACCAGTTACCACTATTGGCCCATAAAAAGTGGGGCCAGCCGAGGCCAGCCCCTATGTTAAGGAGGAGGGTGTGAAAAGCACCCGTCCTGTGCACAGGCTATATCACCGCTTGATGTTGATGATGGAAGCACTGGCTTTGGGCTGCGTACCCTTCAGGCCCAACCAACTTTCAACTTGGTACTCTTTGTAAGAGCCCTTGTTAGGCAGGTCGGTAATGGTATGGGTATGCTCAAACCATTTCAAATCCCAGTAGTTCATATCGAGAATATCAATGCGGTTATCGCCGTACAAACGATGAGCCTTGGCAACGATAGTACCAAAGTCGGTTTCCATAGCATCAGCAACCAAGTCAATCTTGGGAGCTTTCTTGGTAACGTCACGATAGATAGTGGTCATAGCAGTTACCAAAGAGCTGAAGCGACGTTTCTGTTGCGGGCTCATATACGCAACGGTAGGATTACCACCACGGTTGAACGCCATTTGCATAGCGTTGTTAATGTGGTCCAGAGTGTAAGAAGCATTGCCTGCATCAACAATGTTGTTCTTAACAATCTTGACAGCAGTACCAGCAGTGGTTGCAACAACCTTTTGAGCAGATACATTCTCTACTGCCCCCTTCATGGTGTTGAAGATGGAGAACACTGTTGCGGGAGTAGTGCTGTCAACACGTACATAGTACAAGGTGTTAGCAGATACACCAGTAGGCAAAGCGGTCCCAGTGAAGTACACGAAGTCGCCAGTACGCAAATCGTGCGCGGTGCTGGTAGTATAAGTATCATAGTTGCCGCTAGATGCGGTGCCTTCAGATACGGTTACATCTTGGTTCTGTACTTGCATGAAGTAAGGAACACCGCCAGACATAGCGGGAGTAGTGCCACTCTCAACATTCTTACTGTCGTTATTAACGAGGAAGTACTCAATGTCACGAGCGTGCTCAAGCAAAGTGATACCCAGTTGACGAGTGAACTCATCTTGTGGTTCGTAAACTTTCTTTACTTTGATTTGTGCATTAGTCAACTTACCGCTGTTTACGAAACGTTGGCAGTTGTTTGTCATGCCCTCCATAGATCCTACATATTGGCTAGTCCAATCTTCAGCTTCAAGATGAGCGTTTACTTGGGGAGGTCTCAAACCCTCAGTCAGCCAAGAGAAGTCCAATTCGACAGCGTCTTCAGCGGTGCCAAATTCAGACAAGAACATAGTGTAGTCCGGCTCAATGTTAGTAACAATGCTGGACAAGTCTTCCGCGTGACCAATAGCTTCAAGAGTATGGCTTTGAGAAGCGGATTTAGTAAGTGTACGATTAACATCCCACATGAAAATCACCTCTTTCGTTTTAGTATTTTGTGTTAATCACTGTTTATAAAAACGCTATCAGTTAGCGTTTCATACGATTTTTTAATAGCTCATAAAGAATATTATTTCTTTCACGGGCGCTTTGTGCATTACGCATATCTGTTTCCGTAACAGACGGTTGTTTAACAACGGTATCTCCAGAGCCAGATTGTTCAACAACAGGCGGTTGCTGTCTAATTGGTTGCGCCACCGTCTGAGGTCTGTTTGGAGTGAGCCCGTTGCGCTTTGCATAAAACATTTGTCTACCAATCTCATAATACTCTTGGAGTATTGCGAGTTGGTTTGGTTTAAGTGTGTTTGTCCTCATCGCTTGAATTGCTTCAGCGATGGGCATAGCTTTGTTGTAGGGCAACTCCTGATAAAGGGTTCCCATCATTCTGTCTATCTCATCAAAGTGAGGTTCCTTAGCTCTTTGCTCTTGCACATAAGAACGAACCTGTCCAAGAATGCTGGCTTGCTGACTACGTGCTGTTTCTTCGCTACGTGCCCTCGCTTGGAGTTCGTTAATCAAACGGCTTCTGTGCCACTCTTTAGCGGCCTCAAACCGTTCAACCATAGCCTCATCTTCAAACTCTTTGGCTTTATAGTCAGCTTCACTAATGCCTAAATCTGACAACGCCTGTGCCTTTGCTTCTTCGTTGAGCTTAGCAAAGAACTCTTGTTGTTTGGCAGGGTCCGGCTTCTGATTAAGCTGTTGCTGAATTAAGTCCTGTTGATGTGCTTGTTCTGCAACATACGCATCGTAGTCCTGCTGAGCCTTTCGGATTGTGTACTCAATGTACTTATCCTTAAATTGCTCAGGAACTCTACGTTCATCAATCGTGTTAGTAGCCAACGCTTGAGAGAACTCCTGTAAGTTATATGCAGGAACAGTATCGGGTGCTACGTTGTCGTATGCCTGTTGTACTTGTTCTTGCATCGTCGGTTGTTCGACCGTTGGCTCTTGTGCTTGAACCTGCTCTCCTGTGCTTACAGGTTCTTGTTGTACCTGTTCTGCCGCCGCTTGCGGTTCTCCGTTCTCAAGGACCAACTCACGTCTACCGGTAGCTTCGTTTACTTTCAGCACATATCTCGGTTCCGTGTTTACGGGCGGAGTGTCTGCAGCTACGGGAGCTGCTGTTGGTTCTTGTGGCGGTGTGGCCGTTGGTTCTGGCGCAGGTGCTGGTGCTGGGGCTCCGACTGGAGCTTCAGTTGCTACTGGCGCCACTTTTACATCTTCCATGTTTACCTCCTGTTTCCTTTGAGTCGTGTATACGACTCTTCTTTTTCTTCGCCCCGTTTAATTGCTGTTTCCAACAGCTCCTTAAACTTTAAGGCGTTTCTATAATTTTCTGCCGCCTGTTGCAGTTTGCTTCCGCCGTGTTCTGCTGTTTTGAGCAGCTCATCGATAGACGCAGCAACAAACAGTTCAGCATACTTATCCACCGCCTTGGCATCTGCGGCATCAATCATGATGCCGTGCAGATAACTAAAGCGTTCCTGTGAATCTTTGTACTCAGGGTTTAGCATTTTCATCGCCTTCCTTAATCTCCTTAACTGTAACGTTCTGTTGTTTGGACAACGCCTTAATAGATTCTTGTTTAACATCTTCCTCAGCGATGGCCTTCTCTGAAACATCAATACCAAAGTGTTGTTGATAGTATTGCCTACGAGCTTCAGGCGGCATATCCTTGACATCCACAGATACTCTCGGTACAGAAGACTTCGCAAGAGACAACTGCAGGCTGTTCTGTAATGCTTCCATACGTTGTTGATTTGTCTGTGCTGCAATAGCCGCAGCCGCTTGCTGGGCTTCCTCGCTGTCTGGGTCCATAAGGTATCTGGTAACATCTCTTAACCCCAACTTCTCCAGCAGCCTGCTCACTAAATTAAACCAGCTACGGGCATTGACAATACCCTGTGCTGTCAGCTGAGGATAGATGGATTGCAAAGTATACATAAGATATTGAATCTCTTGCTCTCGGCTGGATGCTCCTTCGCCTACATTGACAATCAAATCGTAGTCAATATCCAAATCTTCACGCCTGATAGTAACGGACTGGTTGGTTAGCCGAACGATTTGTTCTTCATCCATATACTTTTGGTTCAAAGAAATAATGAACTTATAGATAGGAATTAAGAAACTCTCTGCAATAGTGCGTGCCATTAGACGGTTACGTTTATCTGCCGCCCCCATAATTGCAGTAACACCTGTCGCGGTGGAGTTCAAACTATTAGAATCAAGCCCTTGGTTATACCGTGTAGAACCGGACTGTGCTTCGATTTCGTTCTGTGCGTACTGCACAATGGTCATCAAGGCAGCAGGTAAGGGTAATTGTGGGGACGGGAACACGCTGTCGTTGGGGTTGCCTTGAATAGGAACGAGCTCTTCGCCACTCATCAAGGCATCCATGTCCGTCTTCATCTCGTCTACAAACAATCTTGGAGATGCGTTCTTTGCTACCACGATAATTGCTTGACGCATTAATGCAGTCTTTAAGTCCTGCAAAGGTTTCAATGTATCTGCCAAGCAGTCATCATTAAATACTTTGTTTGGGTTCTTAAAGGTTTCGCAAACAAAAAATGGCGGGAACTCATAATCGTTCTTCGCCACTCTTATCAGATGGTCGCCTATTGCGTGGACAATAATCTTTTCGTAGATACCGTCGTTGTTGTAATCCACGTTAAGATATGCTTCGTACAATTCAACTTCTCTTGACGCAAGGTCGCCATCGTCTACACGTTTGGTTGGTTGCGTTCTTGGGAAGTCGTTGTTGCGGTCAAGGACAGTCCACTGTGTATTGCCCCTGCCGTATTCTTCCAACGCATTATCTATATCTTTATATATACCCTGACGTTCCCTTTGTTTCAAGTAATCGCCCGTAATGATTTTTCTGTGGGCAACGAACTTACACTTCTGTAACTCAGGTGCGTCAGGAGTATAACGAATCTCGGAGTTGGGAACGAACTCGATAACGGGTTGGTTCTTTTCCAACTTAACCTCATCATATACAACGTGGATAAGGTCATTCGCATCTGGGATAGGTTCAGCAGAAACAATTTCAATCTTGCCTCTGTTCATACCCTCAATAATTGCTGCCACTTTTGCTTTCTCTGCAACGTTCAGCATCATCTCCATTTGCTTACGGCTCTCTTTGCGCTCCCACCAAACCTTAGCAATGCCAAAGTTTTCTCTGAGAGCACACTCAAGTTCCGCCCTCAACCACTCGTGATGATTGTTTTTCCGCTCCAGCTGATACCTAATCAGCTCCTGAAGGTTCTTCGCCCTGTCGTCGTCCTCGATATTAACGCCCTTGATAGATACGGGTTCGCTTGCCCCGCCTAAAGCGTCCATCAATCCGGGGAGTATCCACTGGCAAGACGTCTTAATATCTTTAGATGTCCACTCACAGTTCTCTGAAAGTTGTGGAAACTCAACGCGGTAATACTCTTTATCAGCATTATAAAGGTGTCTGCGTTCCAAAATCTTGGGCTCGATGGTATCTTTATAATGTTGTAAAGCAATACTGCGACAATGCACGAACACTCTTTTGATTTTATCCTTCTCTTCATCAGACAAGGTATCAAGAGAAATCTCAGATTCTGTCGGTGATGCCTGGTTGTTCAAGAAGTTTACCGGGTCAGCCAGTGCTCCCATCAGTTCCATAGCCTGCATCTGCATGGCCGCAGCCTGTTCCTGCTGCATTGCCTGTTGCATCTGTACGTCTTGCTGTTGTTGTGGAGCAGCCGCCATAAAATTATCAGCCGCTTCATTCCGCCCAAACCCTTGGCTGGTGGCTTCCCAACTGTTTCTTTGTACAGCCGCATTAGCTTCTTGCTGTATAGGTTCCCCTGTAACGGGGTTTTGAATAGTTTCGTTAGGCATTTGTGCCTCCTAATCAGAAATATTCAGTAAGAATTACATTACCAATTACATAAACGGCGTTAACTTCATCTCCGTCAACAGGGATTGTAACGCTATCACCGTTGGCAATAGGTCTGCCATTGGTGGTTGTAACATCAGAACCACCAATATACACACCGTTTGCGGTGGCAGTAATTGTAATTGTATGTCTTCCGACTTTTAATTTAGATAAAACGTCTACGCTTGCAGCAGGTTGAGCGCTCTCGGCTGCAATAGCGGTAGTCAACATACCGCTTACAGGTCTATTAAATAACATATTTGTACCTCACAATCTTCCATATTTGTGGAGAGTGCCAGCTCTCCGTGCTCGTTTATATAGCCGTTGTCGGCTAAGGTTTACAGGATAAGCAAAGGTAAGACAAAGTGCGTCCGCTATATCAGGAGACGAACCCGTCTTAGCCTTTATATCCTTCTTGGTCTGGAGCTTAATGCGGTTCATGGCATCGTAGGTGTACTCCGGCATTGTCAAATCTGTTCTCAGTTTTGGCAAATACGGTAGCACCCCACCGCTTTCCAGCCACTCTTTACACGCATACCACATCTCAGACCGTTTATTGAC